GGGTATTCCTGTTTCTTCATCTGCAAGCTGTCGTGCAGCCTGATACATCTGAAGATTCTCAGGAGCCGTGTTGGGGAACTTTAGTCCATTGACAGCAGTTCCGGTAACACCCGATTGCCGTCTAAAGATTTTACCCGGATATACTTCCATATTCTGTCCGGGTACAAGCTGTGTCTCATCTATGTCAAATACCATATTACCAGCTAATGCTAGATTGTCAATAGCCATTCTCATATGACCATTCATGAGAAGCTGTGCATCATCCATATTCTCTGCTACACCCACACCAAAGAACTGATAGGGATTAAGCTCATATGGGAAAGCCTGATACGGTATTCTTGCTGGCATAAACGGATTAAGTACACAACGAATAATTTTATCATTAACAATCCATGCATTAATCTGCACTGAATCCATATTAGTAACACTATTGGGAAGATCAAGACCAATCTCATTAGCAAGATATAAGTCTAATGTACCCCAATATTCAAATACTTCATATCTATTCTCTGCATAAAGAGGGTCTTCATCTTCTGAATAGATTGTATTTTCAAAATATCGTTCCTCATACTGAGGACCGTGATCCAATGCATCTTCAATAGCGTCTTCATTAAAGAATGGACGAGAGGATAAATCTCTTAACTGTTCTCTATTATATCTATGTCGTTGTATAATATACTCGGCATCTTCAATATTAGTAGCCGAAGGATCAGGATAGAAGTTCCAACATGATACAGCTTCAATTTTAGGAATAAGTTTGGTATATGGATCAAATACTTTCTCACCGTCTACCATCTGCCAGTTATTAACAGTCTTCTCATAATTAAACGGCCCTTTAATGATACCTGTACCAAGAAGAGCCGATTCAAAGATTGCATGACGAAGAACATTCGTAGCATTTGTATTTATTAATTGATCATGTATTTGCTTCTCCATATTACGAGCAGCAATAGCGGCTGGCTCAATCTGTGGAGAATTAGGAATAACACTTGGTCCTTCAACTAGATTAGAGGCACCGTTATATTTTTCCTTTAGTCCACCCAGAAAATCTCCAAGTTCTGCAAAAGGAACATCTCCTGCTTTTTCTATTACCATCTTTTCTTCTGGAGAAGCCAGATGAGCAAATTCAGCTATTCCTTCTGGAATAGGTGTATTGGAAACAGTAATAGGAAATTTGTTGTTAGCAAATAGAATATCAGAAATCTGTCCAAAGGCTGCAAGAACTTTTACCTTTGTAAGTCTTACAAATACCTTGGACTTCTCTGAAGACCTATAGGTAGAGGCAGTATCATAAATACCTCTATAGTTCTTGTATGCAGACAACCAGCGCCTTTCATCAGAAAGACGACCAGTTTCTGCATCAAGAAACTTACTCTTAATAAATCCTATAAGACCGGGAAGTTCTTCCGCTTCTACTTCTACAACTTCAGGAGTTTCTTCTTCAGCCATAGATTGAGTTATCTTCCTTCATAATCATATTCCAATCACTAAGCTGTTTCTTACCGGGTTCAGTAGGAACATCAGCAGACTGAGAGAAGTTTACATCAGTTGGTCCCATAACATCAGCTTCCATCGCTTCACGATAGAGCATACCATCAGGAACAGGACTCATATCTCCCTGCTTCTCAGCCATTCCTTCAAAATGCTTTGCAGTATAGGGTTTCATATAGGGCATTAATTTCTCCTTTATTTAATTTTTTTAGGTTTACGAACAGAGCCACCTTTAGCATACATCTTTTTCATAACTTTTTTACGAGGTTTAACACGACCACCCTTCTTAAAGGGTCCGGGTTGTGCGTCTTCTCGTACTTCTTCAGGTTTACTTTTTCTTGTTTTTTGTGGCAATACATTTTTAAATTGTTGAGCAGCACGCACTACATCTTCTCTTAGAGAAGTTTCGCTATCAGCATCTCCTTTTGTAAATTGTGTTAGATTTCCTGCATCACCAAGAGCAGCATCTATTTTTGCTTTATGTTGTGCATTCCATGATTCTAGAAATGTATTAGCTTCTTCAACAAGACCTTGTTCTCTTAATCGAGTATATGTAATATCTCTTTCTATTTCAGGTGCAGAACGACGCATACCAAATAGTTTTTGTCCAAATCCAGATTCAGCTACTTTTTTATAGGGTGATAGTTCTTCAGTTGAAAATTGAGGACTAGCTTGTGTTATAGCCGCTCTTTCTGCTGCTTGTCTTTGCCGTTGAATAGCTAATTCATCTAAAGACTTTCCTTGTGGATAAGGTTTACCGGGAGAAAGAGGTGATAAAGGTATAAAATCTGGGGCTACACCACGAGGAGGGGCTGTTCTTCGGTATCCTGCTACTATCTCTTCGTAAGTAGGAGCACCAGATGGTCTTTGTCTTGTATTTTCCCGTATCATAGCCTCTCGATCTTCTGGTCGAGGAACAAGGGAGGAAAAATAAGTTCTAGGATTAATTTCAGAACCTGCTGGAATTGCATCAATAACAGCGGGTATTGCAGAAGCTGTTAGTCCTGCTGATCCAAGTGCTGTTACTGTTTCACGACGAGTTAATGTACCATCTCTATATCTTTGTAGAATATTTCGTTGTGCGCCAGTAAGACCACCTCGTCCTGTTGCTAGATTTCCTGCAAATTGTGTAGCTGCATCCTTATTTACATCAGAATGCTTCATACCTTCTCTTCCTCGTTCGCTTAAATTTCCTTTATTTTTTCCTGTATTTATTCTAAATAAGCTTAAAAGGTCTTTAGCTTTTTTATTAAATGTTTTTTTACTTACTTTAATAACAGAGATTATTGTATCATCAGCACCTACTTTTGATAATCTCATAGCTATAGGTACACCTCCTCTAAGCACCATAGCTATTCCTATTGCTGCTGCTATTCCTGCTCCTCCAAATATTGCCATAAATCTCTCCTAATATCCAAAAACAGAATCTTCCATCTTAGGTGCAGATTCGGTATGGAATTTGAAATTATACAGAGAAGAAGCTGTCTGTCTGTTCATTACCATATACCTCAATGCATCATATGCATGGTCTTCTGTGCGTGTGTCTATATCTTCGCTATTTGTTTTTGATATGGGAAGAGTAGGAAGTGTTCTTACAAGATTGGTGCAGGTATTAAAAATTCTTAGTCTGGGATTACCGTAACTATCCATTTGCAATCTTCTGTGTACCTCTATCTTTCCATTTACTCTGTCGGAGTTTGATGGAACCCATCGTACTCCTTTTCTTACCATACTTTCTGCTACGCTTAGTCCATGTCCTGTCTTGTTCCAACAAGACTTATCCAGTATTCCGATATACATTCCGGGGTCATCGGCTTCCATTTGTAGAATTAGATCGGCTAGCTGTTCTCCCGTGTGTCCCTTAATATAAAGCTCCCGGTATATCCAGATATTATCGTCCCAATCTAGTGCTCCCCACAGAACACAGGAGGGGGCGGAATATCCATAGTCGCAAGCTCTTACTCGTACCCAGTTATACGGTATCTCTACTGGGTCAATAACATGAATCTCTCTACTAAACTCTCGAAAGGCTGCTCCTTCTGCTACATCCCAATCACCAGAGAGAAGTCTCTTCCGTTCGACCTCCGGTAGAGAAAGAAGCATCGCCTCGTACTCACCGTCCATTGCCAGATGAGGATTGTCGGTTAGTCTGGCCGGTATGAACTTTCGTTGAAACAGAGGTTGATTTGCTTTTGCATGTGCTCTGCCATACTTTAAAACTTTACTCGTCTCGATATCCGTAGCCCAGAAAGGATTTGCTGGCGGTGCAGGGTCTACAAACATCTTCTTGACCCACCAACCTCCTGCTCCTCCGGGGTTTGAAGAAGCCCTCATGTATGTTTGTATCTTGGGATCAGTCGTTCTTAATCTTGATCTTAGATAATTCCAAACATATGGTGTAGGATAATGACCAAGCTCATCAATTCCAATCCATGTAAAGGATTGACCTTGATAGCGATAAACATCGTCATCTTTGTCTACATAACTGAATAGAGCCGTACCACCACTCGGAAATTCCCATGTCTTTGTAGACTCCTTAAATCTAGCTCTTGGAAAAGCTTTAGGATAAATCTGTTTACTCTTGTCGATAAGTTCTGTTAGCTCTGCTAATGTTCTTCTAAGCAATAATGCACGATGATTTTTATTGTCCGCATATCTTAGTAAGTCCATTAACATTGCATATGACTTACCTCCACCTGCCGCACCTCCATATAGTACTTCTTTTTCAGGAGAGGCTAGAAACTCTGTTTGTGGTCCGTCATTAGGCTTGAATGTAATTTCAGAACCTTCATTGACTGCCTCTTGTACAGTTGGTGGTAGATTCTCTAAAGTTTCTCCTTTTAACAAACCTCCATGTTCTAATACTTCTAGGGCTTTTTCAGCTTCTTTCTTCTTACTTGTTCTATGCTTTGCTTTAGTTTGTAACTTTTCCCGTTCTTTTGTTTGACGAGTAATCTTTCTCTTCAGACTTCGTTTAGCCTTTTCCTTACGAGAAACATTATAATTTCCTTTTTCCCCCGGTTCTAATCTTGGTCTAGCCATACGTTCTGTTGTTCCTTCTTGGCAGGTAGTAATACAATTCCGTGTAG